CAAATTACACCAATGAGCAGAGTCTTAATTTATTAAGCAAAGCCCTATTCGGTGGTAAAACGGCTCGTTTAATGTACGACGCTGGTCAAGTTCAAGTAGGTATCAAATCTGCTGAAACTCTTAACATCCTATCTTCAGACGTTTATTTCCAAACAGACGGATGTGGTTTAACACCATCTGGTCTAACAACTTTCACACAAAGAACTTTGACTGTTGGTAAACTTGCAGTTGAAGAAACTTTATGCCCTAAAACTTTGGAAGCTAAATGGATGCAAACACAAATCGCTCCAGGTTCTGCAGTTGCTTTACCTTTCGAAGAACTTATTGGTTCTGAGAAAGCTAGTGTAATTGCTGAAAAATTGGAAATTGCTATTTGGCAAGGAACAGTTGCAACTTCTAACACTAACCCTAACACTAACAAGTTTGATGGTTTTACAACTATCTTGACTGCGTTGGGCTTTGGTGGTTCAGGTGACCCTATTTCAGGAAACACTATCAGTGCAACTTCAATCACAACTTCAAACGCTGATGACATCTTAGATGCTATCTACGCTGCTATTCCATCAAGAATTGCAAGTAAAGAAAACTTGGTTTGTTTTTGTGGAGTAGATTTCTACAAAAAGTTCTTAGTTAACTTGAAGAACGCTAATTTGTACCATTATATGCCAGAAGCTGGAATGATGGATATGATTATTCCAGGTACTAATATGAAATTAATTGCAGTTGGTGGTTTGGATGGAACAGACAAATTGGTTGCTACTCATTTGACTAACTTATTCGTAGGTACTGACTTGGCAAACGAAGAAGAACAATACAAATTTGTATTCGACCCAATTTCTGAAAACGTATATTTCAAAGCTAAAATGAAGTATGGCGTACAGATTGCGTTCCCTGACGAAGTAGTTTATTTCACCCTTTAATTTATATAAGATATGCCGTGTTTAATTTCTCAAAGTTTTGCCCTTGATTGCAAAGATGCAGTCGGTGGCGTTAAATCTATCTATCTTGTTAACTGGGCTAAAACTGGCTTTACAGTTGCAAGTGGTGAAGTTACGGCAACATCAGTAGCAAGTGGGGATGTTTACACTTATGACATCCCTAAGGCGACTGCATCAATGACTAACACAACCAACGTATCTGTTGAAAACGGCACGGTTTTTAACCAATGTGACGTGGCTTTCAAATTGCGAAGGTTGTCAACTGCTAAGCGTAACGAGTTAAAATTGTTAGCTCAAGGACGTGTTTTCACTATCGTAAAAACCAACAACGATGAGTATTGGTTGGTAGGTAAAGAAAGCGGTTGTGATGTTAGTTCAATGGTTGCGAATACTGGTGCTGCGTTTGGTGATTCTACTGGTTATGAAGTTACACTTCAGGCTATGGATATTGAAGCACCATACAAGCTGCAGTCTTCTGTAGTAACTACATTAGGGCTTTAATTTCTGTCTTGTTTTCATATGTGGGGGGTGGCTTAGGTCACCCCTTTTTTATTGTAACAAATTACTTTATTTGCTAATATACTTATAATGCTATTAATCACTAAAGGACAAACAAAATTTTGGTACTTGACACTGAGTGAAAAGGTCACTATAAGCAACCCAAAGTTTTTGTTTTATTTAACACATAGACAAACGAATAAAACGTATGCTTTTATTTTAAGTGATGTTAGCACTTTTAAAGAACGTTATAATAAGTTTTCAATTAACGAAAACACATACGATTTTTTTGAAGGAGAGTATATGTACGAAATTTATGCTCAAACTTCACCAAGTAATTTAAACCCAGCACTTGCAAATGAGCAAGTAGAAAGTGGAATATTAAAAGTTCAATTATCAAGTACAACAACAGACGAATATAATCCAACATTAATAGAAAAAATATATGAGTAATTCAAACGAATTTATGGCTGGTTTTACTGGTTGCAAAGTAATCAGTAATACATCAGCAAACACGGGAAGATTTAGGGGCTTTGTCGTTAATAGTGACGCAGTAGTATCTGCGATTTCTTTCGATGGTACATCTTTAATGACACAACTTGGTTTAACTGGTGTTACTTTAAAGCAAGGTATTTTTATCACTTTGCCTGAAGAACAAATCATCACGTCAATTACGCTAACAAGCGGTTCAATCGTTTTATACAACGAATAAAATGTTTGGTGTTAGATTAGGTGTTGTTGTAGGTAATACCAGTATTTCGGGTGGTGGGTTTGACGCAGACGCACAAGCCTATTTTGATAGGGTAACGACTGCGGGTGGTACGCTTACAAGTACCGAAAAAACTGCCGTTAATCAATTGGTAATCGATTTAAAAGCCAATTCACTCTGGACACCAATGAAAGCCATTTATCCAATGGTAGGTTCAAGTGCGGCAGCGTGTGCGCAAAATTTAAAGAGTTCAAGTTTTACGGGAACGTTTACAAGTGGATGGACGTTTAGTAGTACGGGTGTGACGCCTAACGGAACGAGTGCTTATATGAATAGTGGAATTGTTTCAAGCACACAATTAATTTTAAATAGTTCACATTTAAGTTACTATTCGAGGACTACAAGCAATGGTGTCGAAGTTGAAATTGGTAATTTTAGTGGTACAAATGGTTCACTCATTGAAATTAGAACAAGTGGAGTTTCCTATTATAGGATAAATCAAACTACCGATATATCTCATTCCGATGCAGATTCTAAAGGTTTTTATATAGCAAATAGGACTGCATCAAATATAGTTAATGCATTTAAAAATGCAACTAAAACTATAAATAGTACTGTTGTTTCTTCTGCACTACCAACTAATAATATATTTATAGGTGCTGTAAATATAAGTGGAGCGCCCTTATATTTCTCAACCAAACAATGTGCATTTGCCTCAATTGGTGACGGCTTAACCGACACACAAGCATCCAACTTTTACACCGCAGTACAAGCATTTCAAACAACTTTATCACGTAACGTATAATGATAGGATACATTTTAACAACCGAAAACTACGACCAAGTACAAGGTCAATTTTACACGCCTTATGAATTTTTCAATTGCGTTCAAGACATTAACGATGTTTGGTTCTTATTTTTATCTGACGAAGATAAGATTCAAATTGAAGGCACAGAATGGTCTTGGATTTTAGATTTACCTGAGGGAGAATACATACCTAAACCATCACCACCAAGACCAGCATAATGAGCCTACCAATTTCCTTTGAAGAATTTAAAAAAAACCCTATAGCAGCGGTGGCTTTTTGTATGCTTTTAATTGTAGGCTATTTATACTACGATTCCGAGAATACAAAGAAAGCCATTATATCAAAGTGCGAAAATGAGAATATAAAAATGGGCGATAGGTTGCACAAAATGGAACGCCAACAAAAGCAAAGCGATAGTTTATTGGCAGTATATTCATATGAGATTAAATTTTACTTGAATGCTATTGAAGGGTATTCAGAAACAATAGAACAAAAAAAATGACAAAATTTAACGACACGGCAGCCGATAGTAGCAGCATAATTTCTGTAGTGAGTGCAGTTGCATCCATTAGCACAACGGCACAACCTATTATCTCGGCATTGGCTGGTTTAGTGGCAATCATTTCGGGGTTATTTGCCATCCGTTACTACATAAAAAAAACAAACAATTTATGAAAATATTTGAAATCTTCAAAGGTGATAAAGGCGAGTTTAGCTCAAAGAGAGTGATAGGCATTGTCGGTGGTTTAGCTTTAATTGGGGCGATGGTTTACCACAACACCGATAAACTAATAGAGAGCGTGGAATGGGTGGTCATTCTAACATTAGGATTCACAAGCGTAGATAAATTTGGCAACAATGGAAAACAATAAGTTCGCACTCGATAGACTTTCTTTTGCTGGTATTTCTTTGCCTACATTTAAAGAAAATAAAACAAAAGGGTACACAACTTTTGGTGAGGATAACTTATACCCTCAAAAATTGATTGATTTATACAACAAAAGCCCTAAACATAATGCTATTGTCAACCAAAAATCGTCCTATATTGCGGGTGAATCATTTGAAATTTATGCAGATGACACGCTAAACAAGGCAAAAGCATTTGATAAGTTAAGAAATATTAACGCTTTTGAAGATTATGAGTCTTTTAATACCAAGATTTCACAAGATTTTGAACTATTTGATGGGTATTATATTGAGGTTATATGGAACAAAGCCAAAACAGAGATTGCCGAGTTGTATCATTTACCCTTTCAGAATGTTAGATTAAGCAAAGATTGTGCGTATTATAGCGAAGATTGGTCAAATAGCCGTGAAGCCGTAATTGAATATCCTTTATTTAACCCAACAACAAGGGAAAATAAACAAGTATATGCCTTTAAAATGTATAGAGCTGGTCAAGGAAAATACCCTTTGCCAAGTTATATAGGTGCTTTAAAGTATATAGAGATTGACGTAGAGATAGGTAACTATTATTTGAGTAATATCAAAAATGGATTTTTTGCACAGACAGTAATTCAAATGTTTAAGGGTCAACCAACGCCTGAAGAAATGCGAATTGCAAAACGTAGGTTTAAGAAAAACTATCAAGGTGCAGAAGCTGAAGAAAGTGGTGGTCTTATCATTATGTATAATGAGCAGAACGAAAAACCCGCAGAAATTACCAACTTACAACCGTCTGACTTTGACAAACAATTTCAACAACTCAACGACCAAGTACAAGAAGAAATCTTTGTAGGGCATAGAGTAAGTACACCCGTTATTTTTGGAATAGCAACGCCTGGCACATTAGGTCAGCGGAATGAGATAATCGAAGGTTACGAGTTATTCCAAACTTCTTATATTGAACCACGCCAAAAAATAAAAGATTCGTCTTTTAATGTGGTGTTTCAATATATGGCTGATGCTAAAATAAAAACTACAAACAAACCACCTATTGGACAGGATTATATTTTATTATTTGAAAAAGGTATTCTTGATAAAAACGAAGTTCGAGCAGAATTAGGTTTTGAAATTCTTGAAGAAGTTGCAATGTCTAAAAAGCAAAGCGACGAAGATGTTTTAAATTTATTTGCTGAGTGTGGGGTGTCAAAGAATGACTATGAACTTTGTAAATTTGAGTTTGCAACTGCAAGTGAAACTGCCATTTTACAAATCTTAAATGCAAACGAAGGTATCACAGTAGGTGAAATTGCAAAGTACGTTAACATCGACGCTCAAAAGGTAATGGATGCAATCACTCAAATGATTGACGATGGCTTAATCAATAGTGACAATGGCAAACTAAAAACATCTACAAAAGGCACACGTGAACTTTCAAAATCAGTAGACACTCAAATTGAATTGCGTTATGAATATGGTTTAGATGCTGCGTTTACTGGTCAACCTGAGTTAATCGATACAAGCCGTGACTTTTGCCGTCAATTGATAGGATTAAATAGATATTACACACGCACAGAAATTGACACGATTTCAAGCCGTGTTGATAGAGATGTGTGGAAAGAAAGAGGTGGGTGGTACACAATACCTGATACAGATGTACATATTAATCATTGCCGTCACGCTTGGAACTCTAAACTTGTAAGAAAGAAATTATGACAAATTTTGTTTATTTAATATCGACTACTTATCTAAAAGATAATAGCCCCATCAATGAGAATGTTGACGATAAACTTTTAAAATCTGCAATCAAAGAATCACAAGAAATTTATATACGTGATATTATTGGTAGTGGCTTATATAATGAATTGCAAACACAAGCATTTGCGGGTACATTATCGGTTAATAATACGAACCTTTTGGACACTTATATAGCGCCTTGCTTAAAGTACTACACGTTGACCGAATCAATGCTTCCTATGACCTTTAAAATGCTAAATAAAAGCGTTGCAAGTAGGAATAGCGAGAACGCAACACCAGTTACTATTGACGAAATGACAATGATTGAACGTAGGTATAGAGATAAAGCCGAGTACTATGCTAATAGACTGCGTGATTATTTATTAGCGAATACGAATATATTTCCATTATTTTTGAATAGTGGTTCAACAAGTGATACCATTTTCCCTCAGGACGTACAAGTTTTTGGAGGAATTTATTTACCAAACAATGACTGCGACGAAAGATATTATTTCATCCGACCTTAAAGGCAAGGTAAGGGAAAAAAACGAAGCCAAACTTTTAAAATTTATCAATGACTCTAAACCAAATAATTCAGCAAGTCCAAACGGCAGCAGAAAGTCACCAACAAGTAAATAACTTTTTTTGTGGTGAGAATGCAATGGCAGAAGAAGAAGTAAAATTCTATCCTTTAGTTTGGTTAGTGCCTAACGGGTTTGACTTTGATAGCGAAGGCAAAACAGTAACCTATCAATTTTTGATGCTGGTTATTGACCGACATTTTGAAAGTCAATCTAACTTGATAGAAATTTTATCGGACACGGCTTTAATTTTACAAGACATTATAACACTATTAAAAAGAAATGCTTATGAAGAATCAATTGGGTGGTCAACAAACGCCAAAGCCGAACCATTCATCGACGGCAAAACTGATGTCATTGCTGGTTACGGGCTTGAAATTAGTTGTGTTGTGCCTTATCTTGAAAGCTATTGCGACATTCCTTTGTGATGTGGGCGGTGGTTCTAATATTTCCCGTAGCTTTGTTGATACTACTTACAAAGTGGAGTACAAAGAGAAAATTAAAATCATCAATAAAGAAAAAATCAAAATAGAAAAAAGATATGACACGTTATTTATGTATTTTCTTGATAGTCCTTACTCAACAAAACTACTCGATAGCACAATCAATATCCATAGATTCATCGACACTCAAGAACGCAAACTACTATCTAATTAAAGGTGCAAAAGCTCGTGAATTAAATTTGATTTATCAAAGGCGAATAGAAATGGATAGCACTTTAATTGAATTTCAAGATAGTTTAATAAGTGATTTGGAATTTGTTATTTGTGAAATTGACCAAGACCAAAAGAAAATCAAAAAATATAGTTGGTACGTCACTATTTATTCAATAATTGTGACGCTATTTGTATTAAAATGAAAAACAACGTACACATTTTTACCGTTCCTTTTGAGCAAAAAAAGGTTCTTTTACTTAGTGATTTGCATTGGGATAATCCCAAGTGTGATAGAGTACTATTAAAAAAACATTTAGATTTAGCACTTAAAGGTTGTCACGATGTGTTATTAAATGGCGATACTTTTTGCTTAATGCAAGGGGCATATGACCCTCGCAAATCAAAACAAGACATTCTCCCTGAACACAATGTCAATAGTTACTTAGATGCCGTTGTAAACGATGCAATTGAATGGTTTAAACCCTATGCAAAGATTATTAAAGTTGTAGGTTATGGTAACCACGAAACTAACATAATTAAAAGACAAGAAACGGACGTAATACAACGCTTTGTTTTTGGGTTAAATCGTGAGTGTGGAACTGAAATACAAGCTGGTGGTTATGGTGGTTGGATTGTTTATCAATTTAAAGACCAAACAATAAGAAAAACATTTAAGATAAAATATTTTCACGGGTCAGGTGGTGGTGGACCAGTTACAAGGGGGGTTATTCAGTTTAATAGAATGAGTACTTTTATAGATGGTGCTGATATGATATGGATGGGTCACGTTCACGAATGTAATGAGGTCATTTATACATCTGAATTTTTAAATAAAAACCATAATGTCGAACTTCGAAATATTTTAATGGTTCGTACTGCGACATACAAAGAAGAATACAACAAAGGGTTAGGAGGGTGGCACGTGGAGAGAGGTGCAACTCCAAAACCTTTGGGTGGTCGTTGGTTAGAAATGAATCCTGAAAGAATTACAAAAAATAAAGTTGAAAGGGTGACCCTTAACGCAATGACATATAGAGCATGAGCAACATAAACCCACTACACTACAAAGGTGAAATTGAGTGCATAGACGCTATCAAATCTACAATGAGTCAAGAATCTTTTAAGGGCTATTTAAAGGGCAATATAATGAAGTATATTTGGAGATACGAACGTAAAAACGGACACGAGGATTTACTCAAGGCACAATGGTATTTAAACAAACTTATAAATGAAACTAAAACAAATAATCTTTAACGACTACTACAAAGAAGTAGCACCCAAAAAACAAATATACTTGCATCACACGGCTGGTACTGGCAAAGGCGATAATGTTTTTGCAATTTGGGAAAATGACAAAATCGGCAAAATAGGTACGTGTGTAGTTATCGGACGTGATGGCACAATCTTTCAGGGCTTTAAATCTGAGCATTGGGCTTATCACTTAGGGCTAACAAGCGCACCTTTTAAAGCGAATAAAATTCCTTTTACTAATTTAGATAAAATTTCAATAGGTATAGAGATTGTAAATTGGGGTTACTTGGTAAAAAAAGGCGATAAGTTCTATAGCTATGTTAACTCAGAAGTACCCATTGACCAAGTGTGCGAACTTGCAACGCCCTACAAAGGTCAAAAGTACTGGCAAAACTACACAGATGAGCAAATAGCATCGGTTGTGGACTTGTTAAAACTTTGGAAGGATAAGTACGGAATTGATTTAAGTTATAATGAAGATATTTGGGACGTTACAACAAGAGCGTTAAAAGGCGAAAATGGCGTATTTACACATAATAGCGTACGCAAAGACAAAGCCGATGTTTACCCACACCCAAAACTTATTGAAGCCTTAAAGACGTTATGAAACAAGTTGATTTATCTGACATTGGCGTAAAGAAATCATTATTTGATGACTTAAAAACCCCTGACATTAACGGAATTATCGTTGATTGGGGCAATGATTTAATTACGGCACTACGGGATAAATTAGCAAAGAACAAAAGCAATGCAAGTGGTTCACTTTCTGCTGACATAAAGCCCGTTATTAGGGCAAGTGCAAAGGGAGTGAACTACATTGTGTTAATGAACGACTACTATATTAACGTCGAAGAAGGTCAAGCACCTGGAACAATGGTATCGGGTAAAACGTTATTGAAATGGATGAAACAAAAGCTACGTTATGGCTCATTTAAAACTGCATTTAATAAAAATTATCAAGGGTGGTTAGCTCTAAAAATTAGTAGAAATATTTATACAAGTGGTACAAAAGCACGTCCTTTTATTGCACCAACCTTAAACCAAAAGCGTTTAGATACGCTATCCCAGTCAATAGCTGATCACTTAGCACAAAAAATATTTACATAAATTGTAAAATAAATTTTCATATTAAAAAACTTTTTGTATATTTGCTCTATGGATATACAAGAAGTAATTGATCAAATCAAATTAAACAAGCGACACGGCATCGTATCTAAGGTGTCAAAAAAGACTGGCATTTCTATGCCTACTGTACGCAAATATCTAAATGGTGATATTGTACAACCCAAAGCCCTTATCGTTTTAAATACTGCACTTCAAATCATTAAGGAGGAAAAAATATGAGTTACGTTGTTTTTTCCCTTGCAAAATGTCATTTGTGTGATGGCGACTATGACTACGAATACGACGCTGAAGTTGTACAAGAATTAATCATTGACGAATACCCTGAAGATTTAATTCCTTATACCTTTGTTAGCTACGACGAAGACGGGTTACGAGACGAAGCCATTGACTGGCATTTATTCGATGATATGGGTAATCGAAGATTAACAGAAATTGTATTAGAATTAAAAAAAGAAAACAAGATATGAAAGAACTATTTTTATCAGTAAGTAATTTTCAGGCGGAATGCCCGACAATTAAAAAGGATGCTGCTAACCCATTTTTCAAAGGGTCAAAGTATGCAACGTTACCACACATTTTATCTATCATCACACCTATCTTAAAAAAGAATGGTTTAGTATTAATGCAACCAGTTATAAATACTTGTGTTGTGACTAAACTGATTCACATAGATAGTGGGCAAATGATTGAAAGTGTTTATGACATTCTATGCAAAGATGCTACCAACCCACAACAACTTGGTTCAGGTGTGACGTATGCACGTCGTTATTCGTTAAGTAGTCTTTTGGGCTTAAACATTGACGATGGTTCTGACGATGATGGCAATATTGCTACTGGTAATAACGGGACATCTAAAGCAATTGATAATGGTAATAACGGGACATCTAAATCAATTGCAAAAGAAGAACTAACACCTAATCACCCAACTTGGATAAAAGCAAAGGAACACCTACAAACTGGTGGTTTGCTTGAGGACATCGAACGCAAGTACATTATAAGTGCTGATAACAAAAAGTTACTTATTGCAGCTAAATGAAATTTTAATTTAAACTATTGGACAATAATATAAAAACATATGAGAACATCAAATTTAAACAACTATGTGAACCTACTAAACGACGTTTATTCGTACGGTTCAATGACAACGGCTTTATGTCGTAAACACAAGCTGACAAATCAAACAACTAAATCTTTAAAGGATTTAAAGTATGTCGACCAACGTGGTACAAGCTTAATGAATAAGCGACCAACACCACACGATGCACAGAAAGTAATTGTGAAAAATAGAGAACTTGCAAAAATTCACAAAGGCAAAAATTTTCAAACTGAAATTAAATTTGTTAAACCAAAAGCACCGATAAAAGTAGAAAAAAGGAATGCTACAGA